TATTCTCTGCTGCTGAGTGGGATACTTTAGTCCCTTCTTTTAATTGTTTCGCTAAATCAGTCATCATAATTCCTCAAAATAGTATCAATCAATAATACAAACCATACTGTACCCAAAACCATAACAAGAAATATTCTTATTGAGCTGGGTGAAGTATCTATCATTTTCCTTGCCAGTAATTTTTTACTAACGGAAGTAAGTCATGTTCTACTCTCTTCACAATTTCATCAATAATACCAACATCAAGATCCATAAATGGTGGGATGATTCCAAGAATACGAAGAAGTCCATCAACAAACAATGCAAGACATGTAAGACCAAGTATCATACTAATGATAGTAGCATTACGATTATGCTTTGCCATTGCCGCAGCAATTTTTTCGTCAACCTCCTCAACAGTAATCCAATTTGGTGGTGGAGGTATTTTATTAAAATTCATCTCATTATATTAGTCGTTTAAACAAAACTCTTCTTTATATATTTCTAATTTTTGAATGATGTGTTCATACGCTTCCCACATATCTTCAGATCCTGTTTGTTCTTTATATAACTCACACGCTTTAATCAAACGGTATATATCATCTTCATGTAATCTCATAACTCTTAATGCAAACAGTTTATTTATTTCTCCCAACATAATTCCACTCATCCACACCTTCGTAATTAGGTAGATGTGATAAATTTGTTGATAATATATATCTAGGATTATTTGTTTCATTTTTTTCTGTTTTGTGAGTTAACCAACCAGGAAAAAATAAAACATCATTTGTTTCTACTTCAATTGGACCCCATAAAAGATCTATATCTCCAAGAGGTTCTGAACATTTATAGGGTCTTAATGGATTCTCAATTAAAAGATTTCCACTACCTTCTGGAACGTCTAGATATGCTGCTATAGCAATAGTTGCATTTTGATGATGGTGCGCTTCAGTAAAACCACCTTTACGATGTACATTAATCCAAGATTCATTAACTGACATATTACATGGAGGTGCGTGAAACCATGTATGCATTAAGAAAGGAACTACAAATTTTAAATATTCATTAAATTTATCAAACTCATCCCAGTTATGTGGAACATCCCAAGTATCAGACATATTATTAAAATGAACCCCAGTAATTGCATCACCATGTTCGGGATCACCCCAATTATATTTTGTGGATAATCGTTTAGATTCTTTTAAATATTCATCTACTTTTTCTTTAAACGAATTAAATTTAAAATCAAATTTTGTTTTATAGATGTATGCAGGGAAAGCATCAATACCCTCCATAAAATCATAATCATTTCCAAAATCAAACATAATAATTGTATTGTTGTAGTATTAGTATTTATCTATGCAGATACAGATGAATTATTTACATCGTGGCGTTGATACGCTGCTGGTGTTCGTGTGCTGTTATCCACTTTCCTTGCTTGATATGTACCAGGTGTTCTAGTGGTGTTATCTACCTTACGTGCCTGATAATCAGCGTTCCAATCTTTCCATGCCACAGTACTCCAACCCTCACTGTCTCCAGAATAAAGTGTTTTACTTACACTTCCTGGTTGAGGATCAGATTCTGTATTATTTGATTCGTGTCTTTTGTATGCCATTACCTTTTACCCCCGCTCATTTGTTTGAGCATTTTTTGAAGTTCTGATGTACTACCAACAAACATAGCATTGTTAGTAACCTTACTTGGACCTTTCTTCTCTTCATCTAGATCCTTAACTTTCTTCTGTAGATCCATGAGTTTATCAGTCATGTCTGCTACCTGCTTCATGGCGTTTGTAGCGACTTCATATGCTCTTGGGTGCCCACTTTCCTGAGCAACCTCTAAGGCACCTCTGACCGCCTCCTGACCCTGATCTATGAGACTATATAATTCCCCTCTAGTATATTCATAGTCCTTGTCCCTGTCCTCTGAGACATCTCTAAGTTGATCCTTGCGTTTAGCACAACCACCTTCGGGTGTATCTGACACTTCAACATTAAGAAGTTCTTCCATATTATTTTCTAAAGTCATAACAGATCCATCCCCTCATTAAATCCAAAGTCATCTGTGGGAACTACAAATTGATCATCAGCAGCATCAACTTGTCCATCTTGATTATAATCAACCTTTGCTTTAGGAGTGTATGACAATTCAACGTGTCTCTTGCTAACATTAAGATCTCCAATAGTCTCAATGACACGTGCCTTACGAATAACATCTGCCTTGGTGTAAGGACCATAGATGTAAGACTTCGCGGTAAATGATAAAGTATATGTAATAGTTCTTCTTGTAGTAAAGTCTTCTTCCCAGTCATCCTCAAAGTTTACACTATTGAGAACAAAAGCAACATCTCTAATTTCATCCATGTCAGGAATAAATTTAATACTTACATTTAATGATGGTTGAAAGTAAGGAAGAATCTGTTCTAATATTTGAAGACCATCATCCTGAGATTTGGCAATAATTCCCAATTCAAAACCAATATTATACGGAACTGGTACATACTGAGTCTTTACTTCGTTTCCATTATCTGCAATAACAGTTTTATATTTTTGAGTAGCTGCTGTTTTTCTTGTACTGTCATAATCAATACTTGACATTTCAAAATACATTCTTGGTAGAGTAATCGCCACCTTTCTACCATCAGAGGGGTTACCCTGAAGTCTATACAAGAATTTTTGTTTAGGTCCATAAGCAAGAGGAACTTTTTCAGTTTCCAGTACCTGACCATCAACAGTTTTTTTCAATTCAATATTATTGAATAATGTTCCAAAAGCGATTACGGTTTTCCTAACCGCCTCGTTATAAAATTGTGTTCCTAACATTAGAAGCTACCTGTAAAATTACCAAACTCACCGAATGGGTTTCTTTCACCCCAATCAATTAAATCATCCGCACCATCTTCAATTGCTTTATTCTGATCCCATTCAGTGCTTTCATTATCTATGGTAGAGAATGAACCTAATGTATATATGGCGTTAGATTCAACCCCTCTAATCATGTCACCATCAAGGAAGTTACCTGTGCGGTTCATAACTTCTAATGTGTAAATAGAACCATTCCAATCAGCAACTTCAGCAATGGATGCACTATCTAAATCGTACATTGTTGCACGTGAACCACTTGTAGTAGTTTCCTCATATGCATTAATAATATATTTTAAATCTGCTACATCATAATAGAAGAAACCCGGAACACTAGTAGCACTTGTTCCGTTATATGTGTATACGTATGATATTCTACTATCTTCAAATTTCCAGTAGTAGTATTTTTTCTGAGTAGTAGTTGCATAGTTTGGATCAAATCCACCAAGAGCAGTTACTTCAATTACACTATTGGATGAAGTCCAAGTTCTACTACCACTTTGTTGTACCATTCCTCCAATAACAACATGCTCATCTTTAATAAATTGAACTGCTTCTGGTGGAGCATCAATAGATATAGTAGGTGGGTTTGCAGGATCATATCCAGTTCCTCCACTAACGATTGACAGTGACACTACACCACCATCTTCAATAGTAGATTCAACAATACCACCTGTCCCTCCTCCACCCGTAATATTTACAGAAGGTGCTGTGTTGTAACCAGTTCCCGCAAGAGTTACATTTGCTCCAGATATACTGCCGCTAGAATCAATAGTAACTGTTCCGGTAGATTGTTCTCTTGTGGTGATACTAAGAGTAAGGGTTGTGATGTTACTGAAATCTCTTTCAATATCGTCAATTTCTTCAATCCCTGTATCAAACTTATCCGCACCTTGCTCATAAAGCTCAGCAGTTAGTTGATAAAAATACTGTTTACCTAACTGGAAGAAAGGATTCTCTCGTTCAACATACTTGATCTCGTAAGTATCTTCTGTTAATGGAAAATAAATTAAATCTCCCTCATTCGGTCTACCATCAACAGCAAGATTTAATGATGGATTAGCAGATTGTTCCCACCTTCTCCTTGATACAACAAAGGTTATCTCATCCGTTATTCTTAAACCAAATTGACTAACAAATTCAGAACCTGCACCAAATCCCTCAACATTAACCAACATCATTTCAATCATGTAACTTTGATTGAATTCTGATTGAATGACTTCTCCTAAAGTTTTATCTTTAATATGAACCCTAGGGATATAGAACACATCTGATCCAAACAACTTAATTTGTTCATCAACCAAGTCTTGTACGAGATTCTGTTCGGTGGTAGTACCACCATGTTGCGGGAAATATACTTTTTTCATCCTATCATATCAAATGGTGGTAATTCGTATGTGCTGCTTGATTTTTCCATCAACATAGAAAGTTCCTTTTCTGCATCATCATATATCTGCCTTCCATTCATACTTACTCCACCAGGAAGTTGAATACCATTAAACTTAATTAAATTTTGACCCCATTGACGCTTAATCAAAGCAGTACTGTATTTTTTAATAAACGGATCATTATATACTTGTGTGAAAGTTTCTGGATCAAGTGCCCGATAGCAATCAATAATCACATACACATCTTCATCCAACATATCTTTACCAACATCTAGATATAATCTATCTTGACGTTGATTAAATCTATAAGCAACAAATGATCCATTATTTAAAACCATATCAATAGTTTCCATCCATTGCTTAATCATAAAATAGTTGAGCATATCTAATGAACCAACCGCATAAAGATCATTTAAAAATATTTGATATTCAATACCAAATAAATTATTCCTAATTGCATTACTTGCTAATCCATAAACCTTAGAAATTCCCATCACATGTGGTGGGATATTTATATATCTATTTCTTTCTTCCCAATCATCACCACTAATTGTAGTAGTATCATTGGATGTTTCAAACTTAGTTTCATCTGCAGCAGTAAATAAATGCTTTAAGTACATACGTTCAACACCATCGTAATGACGTTCACGATACCACTGCAATGCATCGTCAACAGCATCATCAACCTGATCATCGTCAACGTTAATTTCCAACACAGGAAATCCCAATTGTCTTAAACAGTAGTCCTTTAGCTCGGACCTGCTAGAAGGTTGAGCCATAAAAAAAATACCCATAGTTTCCTACGGGTATTTATAATTCCTAATGATGATCAGAAATCAATCGGATTTGCCGCATAAAAATCTTTTTTCCAATCCTCATCAAATGCTTCAATTTCTGCTTCGGTGGTAAGAGGATTTAATAAAAGTTCATGAGCATTATTAGCATCACGTGCTGCTCCTGTCCATGCAGCAATTTTTGCTTGTCTAGTGTTTACACCATCACCTTCCAGTGCATCTAGTTCTTCTGCTCTTTCCTGTCTCCATTCAACCTCTTCAAGAACTTCTTTTACACATCTCTTAATACTATTAAGTTTGTCCTTTTTTAATGTATCAATACGTTTCTGTATTCCTTCTTCTGCTATAAGAACCTTTTGTTCTTCTAACGTTTTTCCTGGAAATCTACTAACAACTGTAGTTTTATCAGAATCTAACGTTAACGAATCTAATGCTTCTACAGTGTCATCGTAATCATATTCTACACAATAGTCATCTTGTAAATCCATTCCATCAAAAGGATTACTCTCGTATACTTTAGTGGGTTCAGTTGCCGTTCCAACTGTAACAAAATAAATAAATGCCATCTGATTACTCTTGTTTATTGTTATTTATATCTTCAATCAAACGTTTGATTCCAACTGAGTTGTAAATAGCGATGTATTATAATGTGATGGAATTAAGAATGGATATCCTGTGCTATTTCCTACATTGTCTAGCAGATAAGAACTTCTATTACTATCCCAATCATTAATTTCATCTCCATTAGCTCTCTTCATAAATTCATAATCATAGTCAATAACTCTAT